ATTTACCTAATATCTGATAGCGAATATCAATTTGACGATAACAACAATATTATCTTCACTTATGCTCCGTCATTGAACTCAAGAATTGAACTTATTAAGTTTTCAAATCATGATATACTTGGTATTGAGAAGCAGAATTATGATGTTGTTTCTAGATTTGCAGTAGTTCCTGGCAGCAAAGAAGCAAAAACATATCAACGTCTAACTTATGGCGAAATTGAACTAAGAAAGCCCGCCGAAGATGCACAATATGTATGGGTTGCACAAAATGGCAAATTGCTAACACCAAATGATGATTATTATATAACAAACGATCAACTGAAAGTTAAACTATATAATCCGCCATTAGCAAATGATGTGATAGAAATAATTCAGTTTGCAACTCCAGCATCAGTTCCAAAGTTCTCGTTTAGGATCTTTAAAGATATTCTAAACAGAACTCATTATAAGAAAGTCGGATCGTCGGTAGCTAAACTTGCTAAAGATTTAAATTACTACGATCTAAGAATTGAAGTCGACGATGCTTCATTACTTCCGACTCCTGATAAGAAAACAAATAAACCTGGCATTATTTGGATCGACGGTGAACGTATTGAATACTTTGTAAAAGACGGAAATCTCCTAAGACAACTGCGGCGTGGTACACTTGGTACAGGCGCCAAGGAAATGTATGCAATAAGCACTGAGGTGTTTGATCAAAGTGCTAAGAAAACTATCCCTTACACTGACCGAACAGTAGTAAGAAACTTTGTAGGCGACGGTAGCACAAATAGTATTATCTTAGGATACAAAGACACCGTAGCAGAAACGTCATATCCAATAAATGAACTAGAAGTGTTCGTAGGTGGCCGTCGACTAAGAAAGAATTCGATAAGTAACTTTAGCAAAGAAGTAGCACTTGATAGTCCTACTGGCGACCTAACTCTTGTGCCAGAATTTACAATCGATGGCGATGCTATAGTCTTTGATATTCAGGATGATGTACACACAAATGGAATACCATTTGAGAACGAAAAAGTTGTAGTAATAAGAAAAATAGGAAAAATCTGGACTCTGCCAGGGGAATCACTTGGCGAGACAAAAACAGACATAGGTTCGTTTATACGTACAGGAAACTAATGAGCTACCAGAATAAATACAATGTAGGAAACAAAAATGAGCAATAACATGAACGACACTAGCGGAATTTTAGTACAAGGACACATTAAGATTTCAGATCCAGAATCTGAAAAAGTGTACGTGCAAAAAAGAAATGCAATTCATTATGAGAATATGAGCATTGCATTAGCAGAAAGTATGAGCAACGCAGGCGAAGGCGGCGTGTACGAAATGAGTTTTGGAAATGGTGGCACGAGTATAGATCCTACAGGTATTATCACGTATCTAACACCAAATTCAACTGGCACAAATGCTACATTATATAATCAAACATATTCAAAAGTTGTTGATGCTCGCTCTGCAAATAACTTAGATCCTGCTAGAAACCTAATTGAAACAAGACACGTTAGTGGTACAAATTATACAGATATGCTAGTTAGATGTTTGTTTGATTACGGCGAACCAAACGGTCAACAAGCGTTTGATACTGCTAGCACCGCAGACGACGAATTTGTGTTTGATGAACTAGGACTAAGAAGCTTTTCGCCAACTGGTCAAGGAAGGTTAATTACTCATGTTATTTTTCATCCTGTACAAAAGTCACTTAACAGATTGATTCAAATTGATTATACGGTAAGGATTCAAAGCCTTAGCGGAGGTAACGCATAATGGCATATGAAGTAAGATTTACAGACAATATTAATAAAAGTAATATTGTTGTTGAAGATGCTACACTAAACGAGGATACTAGCCTCGGTTTTCCAGGCAGACAGTTTCCAGGGTACGGCCAGGTAGTTGCAGAAAACTTTCTACATTTACTAGAAAATTTTGCAAACACAACAGCGCCGGAAAGACCCGTTGAAGGACAGCTCTGGTACGACAACACTCAAGGTATTGACCAGCTTAAAATATACGACGGCGCCCAGTGGCTATCAGCGGGTGGCCTCAAAAAAGGTGTTCTTGCACCAGAAGTTTCAAATTCAATTGCCGGCGATTTGTGGGCAAACACTGATACACAACAGTTATACTTGTTTACAGGTACAGATTGGATTCTAATAGGTCCTGAATTTAGTGATGGATTGTTAACAGGCCTCGAAAGCCAGATAATAATTGGTACAGACGATGTGTCATATGTTGTATTAGCATTAAAAATACAAAATCAAACTGTTGCAATTTTAAGTAGTGATTTTTTTATACCGAAATCTGCAATAGTTGGATTTACAAAACAGCCAATACAAATTGGTTTAAATTTATTTGATAATACCCAAACAGTATACAAATATAACGGCACATCACAAAAAGCCGAGGCATTAGTTGTAGGAAATGTTACAGTAAATTCGGAAAAATTTGTAAGAAACGATGTTGTAGCTAATTTTACAGATGTTGTTAAGGTTAACACAGATAACGGACTAACAATAGGTTCAAATAGTCAGCTATCATTTAAGGTACAAAGTCAAACAGCAATTATATCAAATGCTGCAAGTGGCGCAAGTGTTGATTTTAGTTTAAGATCAGGAGTTTCAAATAACACAGTATTAAGAATCGATGCATCGAAACGAATTGGCATTAACAATATTGCTCCTGAAGAAGCACTTGACATTATAGGAAATGTATTAATTTCTCCAGATCCAGCAGACGTTGACACAGGAACATTAAAAATTACTGGCACAACTGAAAGCACCGCAGTTGACGAAGGCGCGTTAATTGTTGCCGGTGGCGCCGGCATTGCTGGCGATATGTACGTAGGCGGCGAACTAGTAGTCGGTACTGATGATTCATCTACTAATTCGGGATTAATAAGATCAAGAAATATAGAACCTACTACTAATAATACATTTAGTATCGGTTCAACTAGCAGTAGATATCTAAATTTATATGCAAACAACATTTTTGGAAATATCCAAGGTAACCTTATAGGTACAGTTACAGGACGTTCGAGTTCGTCAGACAAATTAACAACAGCTACAACATTTGGAATTACTGGCGACGTGACAGATGCTAGCTTTGCCTTTGATGGACAAACCGGCGGCACCAACAAAACGTTTAACGTTCAGATTGCTAATTCGTTTATTTCGACTAAATCCGAAACATTTGACTCGCCGAATACAGACGAGGTTGTAATTAGCCGCGATGCAGGATTGTTTAAAATTTCAAAATCAAACTTCTTGCGTTCGATTCCAATCTTTCCCGTAGGAATTATTTTACCATACAGCGGCGAGGATGCTCCAAGTAGTTGGTTGTTGTGCAATGGCACGGTTGTTAGTATTTCTTCATTCTTTAATTTATTCCAAGTTATTGGATATTCATTTAGAAGTCCAGATGCACTTCCTGACTTAGGTGTTAACAGTTTTGCGTTGCCTGATATGCGTGGTAGAATGCCATTAGGTCTTGATAATATGGGCGGAATTAGTGCCGATGTTGTAACATCAAGTATTGCAGATATCCTAGGCGCATCCGGCGGTGGCGAAACCACTGACATTGAGAAGAGACATTTGCCCGACCACGAACACGATTTAAGAGGTAATGCAGGCACACAGCACTATGCAGTAACCCCAACTGCTGGCACTCCTGACACTGATACAACCGATCTAGCCTTTGAAACAGGCACACTAGCTGCACAAGGTATTTTAAATTCCGGCGGTCTTGTCGGTGGCGGCGCTGCTGGTGACAATATTTACAGAGAAGAAGCGAACAATCATCTCGGCGCCCCTCTAGATGTTATAAATCCGTTTGTAGCATTAAATTACATAATTTATACTGGAACATAAAATGAGCTATCAATTAAACAAAACAGACGGCACACTATTAACAGAATTAATCGATGGGCAAATTGACGATACTAGCACTAACTTAACATTAGTGGGTAGAAATTATAATGGATACGGCGAAGCTTTTAATGAAAATTTTATTAAAATACTTGAAAATTTTGCTAATACCGCAGCACCGAGCAATCCACTTACAGGGCAAACATGGTGGGATAAAAATGAGCAGCGTCTGAAGGTTTATAACGGTACACAGTGGAACGCATCAGGCAGCCCGTTTGTTCAACCTAACCAACCACAAATGGTCGCCGGAGATCTTTGGATCGATAATATAAATAATCAGCTTTATACTTTTGATGGGTCTGATTTAACCTTAATTGGCCCGCAATATACTGCAAATCAAGGACAAAGCGGATTTATCGTTGATAATGTCACAGATGTAAATGGCAGACTAATTACAATATTGTCATTATATATTAGAGGTAATCGTGTAGCAGTTTATAGTAATGATACGTTTGTTCCATCAACATCGGACATAATTAATGAATTAATTACAGACGATAATCCGTCAGGCCAGGTGTTTATAGGAGTTAATGTTTTTGATAAAACAAACTATCAATTTAGAGGTACAGCATCTCGTGCCAGGGCATTGGTCGACAGCGAAGGCAACGCGGTATCTGTTAATCAATTTTTGCCAGCTAACAGAGATGGTATTACAGTAGGTGCATTAACAATTCAAAATCAAAACGGCCTAACTATCGGCGCGTCTCAAAACCACCGGCAATTTGTTGAATCTGTAACAAATAGCTTTGTTTTTCAAAATAAAATTACAGACCAAGATATGGTATTTAGGATTAACTCGTCGTTGATTGGTAGTCCTAATGTCGATGCAATACGAATCAATTCAAGTAATGCGTTTGTTGGGATCTTTACATCTGATCCAGAATATACGTTAGACGTCGCCGGCGACCTAAGAGTTACAGGTAATTTATTAATCGAAGGCGAAACAACTTCTTTAGATATTACTAATCTAAGAGTAGAAGATCATCAAATTGAATTAGGTGTTACGGATGACAGCACGTTACTTGCTGATGCTGCCGTTAATAACGGCGGCATAATTCTTAAATCATTAAACGGTGACAAAATATTGCTTTGGGATATGGCAGTCGGTGCATGGTCTAGCAATGTTGGAATGAATCTAACTAATAATCAATCTTATTACATTAATGGCATTCCGAAGCTTACTGCCACATCGCTTGATCCTACAATTCTTAGTGCGACAGGCCTTACGCAAATTGGTACATTAGTAGAATTAAATGTTGATTATATAAATTTTAACGGCAGCGCAATTACAACAAATGCAGTAGACTTAACGCTAGACACCCAAGGAAATAATATTGTTCTTAATGCAGATCTTGCAACTAAGATTCAAAATCTTGGCGCCCCGGAAGTAGCTACTGATGCTGCAACCAAAGGATATATAGATTCACAGGTAATTCAGGCACCGCTTATTTTATCAATGGATGTTAGTGGACTAGGAACCGGCGCAACACTTATTAATAACGTTGCTGCATTTTTAGAAGATTTACTTCCGGCAGCTCCTGAAAATAATACTAAGGTAGTTAGAATACACGCTACATCCTATACAAACCAAATAGTTACAGGTATTAATATAACTCTAAGAGATAATGTAGCACCTGATGCCGGCGAAACATTAACAATTTCGAGGATTGCAGTTGACAGTAACGGCACACAAAACGAATCAGTAGTACAGGACATTGGATCAGCAAATTCTGCCGCCGGATCGATAGCACTGGTACCAGACCGACAAGTAATAGTTTTTGAATCAGACGGCGTATCGTGGAATTATCAAGTTGGCGACTCGTTCGTATATCCTTAAAAACGATAAATAATATAAAGCAACAAAGGTTATAAACAAATGGCTTATCAAATTGACAGATATAATAACACAGTTCTAACAATAGTAGAGGACGGTACTATCGACTCTACTGCTACTGATTTAAAATTTATCGGCAAGAACTACGCCGGGTATGGCGAAATTCAGAATGAAAACTTTCTATATTTACTAGAAAATTTTTCGGGTGCAAATTCTCCACCGAGAGCACTGAGCGGCCAAGTTTGGTACGACAGTGCAAATAGTAAATTAAAGTTCTTTGATGGCACGCAGTGGAGAACAACAGGTGGTTCAGAAGTAGCATCTAATGAACCGGGCGGCTTGTCAATTGGCGATTTTTGGTGGGATCAGGCAAACGATCAACTGTATGTTTATAATGGAAGTACATTTGTTTTAATCGGCCCGCAGGCATCGGGCACAGGAGTAACTCAACTTATAAGTGAACAAGTTGCAGACGACGTAGGTAATCCAAAAACGGTTATTCGTGCTACACTCAACGATCAAACAGTGTATGTTATTAGCAACAATGCATCATTTACACTAGGCTCGGCATATGCTAACGTAGGTGCGTATATAGGGTTTACATATATCAGACAAGGCTTAACACTTCGCGATTCAGCAACTGGCATTACATCAACAGATTATCGTTGGTGGGGTACATCCTCAAATGCTGATCGACTTGGTGGATTCTTGCCAAGTGATTTTCTTCTTGTCGGCGACGGCAATCAGACCGACGACACTGGTATTACAGTTGGCGAAGGCCTTGATTTAAGAATTTACGTTGAATCCGGCAACATAGCTGTTATTGAAAACCAAGAAAGTGCTAATAACTTAATTAGGTTTAAAACTAGAAACGGAAGTAATAATGTCACTACGCCAGTTGAAATTAATGCACTTGGTATTGTTCCGGGTGCTGATAATACGTTCGATGTAGGTACAGTCAGCTTGCGATGGAATGAAGTACATGCATTAAATTTTAGGGGTACAGCGGACCAATCTAATCTTCTAAGAGTAGATGGCGCAAACTATAGAGCAGCAAGTACAGCAAATGATCCGAGCACAATAGTTGCTAGAAATGCATCAGGTAACATTAAAGCAAATCTGTTTGAAGGTATTGCAACACAAGCTAGATATGCCGACTTAGCAGAAAAATATACATCCGAAGATGAACTCGCACCGGGCACAGCGGTTGCGGTTTGCAAACATAGCGATCATGAAGTTTGCCCAGCAGGTAGCGAAGATCTATGTATAGGTGTTGTGTCAACTGACCCGGCATTTATGATGAACAGTGAAGCTAAAGGACAGTATATTGGTCTTAAAGGACGTTTGCCTGTTAGGGTTAAAGGTCCGATTAAAAAAGGTCAATCAGTTTATGCAAATGAAGCCGGTGTATGCTCGAATACTGTTACAAATGCGTTAGTAGGAATTGCGTTAGAAACTAATCTCAATGGAGACGAAAAGCTAGTCGAATGTGTGCTAAAAGTATAAGGAAGCAAAATGACTAACGTTGAGTCAACAAGACATAATAATTTACAGGCAAGAATTGAAAATATTTTTGGAAACGGTGCCGGACAATCAGGGTACGGACAAAGTGTGGCTAGTTACGCAGTTAGTAATCAACCAAATGCAAATAATGTAATTATTAGTGCTGCTGACATTAACTCACTTTATATCGATATGATTAAAGCAAGAGCACACCAAACCGGAGTAGAAACTACTGAAATTATGCAAGTGCTTACAGAAGGTGTACAACGAAATATTGTTGCCGAAGATGATAGTAACATCGACGACGGCACAGGAAATATAGTAGAAGATCCAAACGGCGACGCTAAAGGTATTATTGATTACGAAGAATTAATGACTAAAATTGAAATTGACAAATTTGAAATCTTTACTGGTGCATTAGAAACAGGAATCAGTAGTGTTCGTACCCAACAATGGAACGGATTAATTTATCATGAAATTACTGTAACATTTAGTAATGCAGATAATCGTAGACACTTCTTTAACAGTGGCGGCGAAATTAGATTTAGTGCAAATAATTCAGGTGCTATTGGAACAAAAGGACAAGACTGGAATGCCATGCTCGGTGATGTCGGTGTTGTAAAATTAAATTACAACGAAACCTCTAGTACAATACCAGGCAGCGGCGGTGTAACTGTTAATCCAATTGGCAATTATGACTTAACATCAGCATACCAAACAATTTATCAAAAAATTGGCCAGGGTACTTTTAGTGGTATTTATGCAGGAAACATATATCTTATTAAAGCAAGAGAAGTTAGTCAATCACAGTTACAATTTAGAATAGAATTTAATGATGTAGTTACTGATAATGACGTTGATAATGACGTAGATGGCACATTACTTAGCACAGTACAACAATATAGAGCCGATACTGATTTTGTTAGAGTTGCCGGGCCGGCATATGCAAATAATGTCAGCCTAGGATCTTAAAGTATATAAATACTTAAAGGAGACCTATATTGCCTACATTAATTACTAGTGCTAGATTCAACACACTTCAGGATAGAATTGCAGCAATTATAGGTACCAGCACAGGCGGCGCCCCGACAACAGGATACGGCGAAACACTCGAAAGTTCAGCTGACGATCCTGTAATAACTGGGGTAGATAAGATTACAGCGCAGCAATGGAATAACTTGTATATTGATTTTTCTAGAGCAAGAGCACACCAAGTAGGTGCAGGGTTTTCAATTGATCCTTTAGTAATTGGTGATTTTTTGGCCAACGGCGGCTCAACTGACAAACCACTGGAAGCTTTTATTATTAACTTAGAAGCATTAATGACAGACATCGAAACTGATAAGTTTCTAATAAACATTCCAACACAAGCAAGTATCGAACCATTAGTTTCGTCAAATACTTCATCAGGTTGGAATTCAGTATTGACTCATATAGCTACAATAACTTTTAGTTCTGAGTTATCCCGCCGACACTATTTCAACGCCGGCGGCGAAATTCGCTTTGATGCAAATATTGTTTATGCTGGTTCCGACCCTAAAACACTGGAATGGAAGTCAATGCTTAGTACCATGGGTGTGATTAGTTTTGATCACGATGCAACATTTAGTAATAATGGAATAGGCTCCGGTTCTGCTATCGGCAATTATGACCTAACAGGTGTATTACAAACAGTGTATCAACGAAACGCTTCGTCATATTCAGGAAATAATTATAACATAGCTATACGAAATTTAAGCACAACAGAAATACAAGCTTCAATAAGTTTTAATGATGGTGCAACTGGTATAGTTGACGAATTGGTACAAGGTACGCTAACTAGTAACATATCTTTAGCTAGACCAGACGGGTCTGTAACTATCAACGGCACCCCATACGACACTGTTGTAGTTGCTGCACCAGGTGGTGCAAACACATCAACTTTATAACTATCCACTTGACTTTCTTGATAAATTACTATATAATAAAGAAAAAGAGGATTTCTGAATGGATGAAAGATTAAAAAAGGCATTAGATATTTCTAATTATATGATCACGCTAAACAATCAAAAGCGTATGATTAAAGAAAAATATTTTAACGATTTGCTTTTCTACTACGACGGTTGTCAATTTTTAGTTACTAAAGACTTAATTACATTTGTAGGATATTTAGTTGAGCACGGCACTGACAATGATGTTGTTCTTCTTGACGACAACGACACTCCTATCATAATTGAAGACCTAGTAAAATTTTACGAAGACATATTAGAAACTTATTTCTTAGCTTCAAACGATTACTATAATAAATTTAATGATTTAAAAAGTAAAAGAAGTACAGAAAAATTGGTAAACTATGACAACGACTAAAGGTGTTTTATTAATAGCAAAAAACAATGGTACTGTTGATTATGCAAAACAAGCTATTTTTTCTGCTAAACGTATCAAGCAATATTTAGACGTGCCGGTGTCGGTTATTACAGATTCAACTGACTATTTACTGCAAATTGCAGGCGATGACTTGTTTGATTTTGTAATTCCGATTGAATACAATCCTGATGTTGCAAACATGCGTCATTATTTTGATGGAACACTGTCAAACAGGCAGCTATCATTCAAAAATAATGAACGTGCTAAAGCATATCATATGTCGCCTTATAACGAAACATTGTTATTAGATACGGATTATATAATATGTAGTGACCTACTAGCAAACTGCTTCGGCGCAGCATACGAAATAATGGCCTTTAAAGAATCAGAAGATTTAGCCGGATTTAGAGATACAAGCGAGTTTATACGAACTAACGATTATGGTATTGATTTTTGGTGGGCTACAGCAATATATTTCAGAAAATCTCCATTTAATGAAGTGTTCTTTAATTTAATTTCATTTATAGAGGAAAATTGGGATCATTACAGAGATGTTTATCAGATTAATACTCCGCTATTTAGGAATGACTACGCATTAAGTATTGCAATTCATATAATTAATGGATTTAACAAAGGTGAATTTATTGCACCATTGCCCGGAAAGCATCATTACATTCTTGATAAAGATTTACTCGTATCTGTTAAAGAAGATGAAATGTTACTTTTAGTCGAACAAGAACACTGTTTAGGACAATATACTCCTATTACTACTAAAGGTCAGGACATACATGTTATGAATAAGTTTAGTTTAGGAAGGATAATTAACAATGAGTAGAGGAATAGTTGTATTAGCACAAGATACAATCGGGAGTGACTATATAATGCAAGCATGTCTTCTAGCTATGAGTTTCCGCAAGACCAATCCAGAAGAAAATATTAGTGTTATAACTAATGACAAGATTCCTGATAATTATAAGCAGCTTTTTGATAAAATAATTCCAATACCGTTTAACGATGATGCATCAGAATCTCTTTGGAAGATTGAAAATCGTTGGAAAATATATCATGCTACTCCATATGACGAAACAATAGTATTAGATACCGACATGATAATTTTAGATAACATTGGCTACATGTGGAACCTACTGTCAAATTATCAATTATTTTTTACATCGCAAGTATATACGTATCGTGGCGAAAAAGTAGTAGACGATTATTATCGTAAAACATTTGTTGCTAATAATCTTCCTAACTTGTATTCAGGATTACATTATTTTAAAAAATGTGAATTTGCACATGAGTTTTATACATGGCTCGAAGTAATAAACAACAATTGGCAGAGATTCTATAATGATTATTTGCCGGAAGAAACACCAATACGTAATAGTGTTGATGTTAATGCTGCTCTTACAGCAAAGATCTTAGATTGCACTGATAAAATTACCAATAATTCAGTTGACTTTGTAACGTTTACACATATGAAGTCTAAGATACAAAACTGGCAGCACTCAAAGACGCTATGGATGGAGTCAGTTGCTCCATATATTAGTGACAACATTAACATTAAGATCGGCAATTACTTACAGCACGGTATTTTTCATTACACCGAAGACAACTTTGTTACTGAAAAATTAGAACAACTATATAGAAGGTATCTTGATGTCTGAATTTAAAGATTTAGTTGAAATTATAACAAAGCAAATCGAAATCGGCAGCAAGGTATTTGTTTACTACGAAAAGGAATCTGGCCGGATTGTTCGAATTTCTAATAAAATAGTTAATGACTTAATGTCAGTAGAACATATGTTAGCACCTCGGCAAGATGTGATGCAAGTGATGAATGGGTTTAAACGTCTTGAGGACTATGTTGTATCTTATGATCCTATACTAAAAGACCTTAAAGTAGTTGAAAAGCAAGACGATATTAAAAATCTATCAATTAATGATAGATTACATGAGATTAAATCTACCCGAGGTACAACTTATGATATTAAAATAACTCAAGACATGCAAGAAGGGGAATGGATAATTTCGTTACATACAAAAATTGAACATCTTCTAAAAAAGACTGGGTTTAATCAAACAAGAATCTTACTTTTTACAATTACTAAGAAAAACGATCCTAATGTTTTGTATAGAAGGATTGAACTCAACTTGCTTGACTTGGTTTATAACGGTGCAATCAAAATTCCTTATGAACATAACTGGGAAAGAGAAATGAGTACCGTTAGTATATACACAAATAAGTATTTCGACGATTATAAATACGAGATTAAACTATGACAAAAACGTTTAGAGTCCTTGATTATGACATAATATATCTATCATATGACGAGCCTAATGCAGAAAAAAATTATGCTGATTTGTGTCAAAAGGTTCCGTGGGCTAAGCGTGTTCATGGCATCGACGGCAGCGATGCAGCACACAAAGCTTGTGCCGAATTAAGCGAAACAAGTAGATTCATTACCATCGACGGCGACAATATCGTCGATCCAAAGTTCCTTGAACAAGAAATTGATTTCTCGGAACACGAAGATTTAGAGAATTGTGTATTAAGTTGGTCCGCAGTAAACCAGATCAATGGATTGATTTACGGCAATGGAGGGATAAAGTGCTGGCCTAAACAACATGTTCTTGGAATGCGTACACACGAAGCAGCAGACCCACGCAATAAAGCAGCGCAGGTAGAATTCTGTTGGGATGTGCGTTATATTCAGATGGAAGGTCATTATAGTGTGATCCATAATAATGAATCACCGATGCAAGCATGGCGCGCTGGATTCAGAGAAGGTGTTAAAATGTGTCTTGATCAAGGAGTTAAACCAGAGAACAAAATACAATTGCTTAATAATCATTGGAAAAATATGCATAGACTGTATGTATGGACCATGATAGGAGCCGACACCAAACACGGCATGTATGCAATCTATGGTGCTCGCGAAGGATTGTATAAAACTATGTGTACTGATTGGGACTTTGTTAATGTACGAGATTTTAAATGGTTAACTAATTATTGGAACGAAGAAGTAAGCACTATGTTTGATAGCGAACACGAAATACTAGACGAAAGTATTGAATTAGGTAAAAAAATTATAAAAGAGTTAGAGTTGCCAATTGCCGAGGTACCGTTTGATGCACAACAAAGTAGGTTCTTTAAAGAAGTATACCGTAACCCGCATCGCCTTACTTATAATTTAATCGAGCGCGAAAAGTAATGAAATTTAATGATCTAAATATAGACTTTGATGATCATGGAAGAGTTAATCAAAGTGACTACAATCTCAATAAAGTTGTCGGTGCACTTGATCATGTTAGTCCGTCGTTGTGTCTTGCAAAATTTACACAAGTTACTATGCATTTAGGCACCGGCCAGGTACATAGTTGTCATCATCCTATACCACATAAGATACCTTTAGATGAATTAAAAGAAACTCCGGCTGCGCTGTTCAATACAGCTATATTGAAAACAGCCCGACAAGAAATGCTCAATGGCAAACGTCCAGCTGAGTGTGATTATTGTTGGAGAATTGAAGATAACAAAAACAAAAGTCTAAGCGACAGACATTTAAAAAGTACAGAAGAATGGGCAATAACGGAATATGATAACATTGTTAACTCATCTGGCAATGAATTTTTTAAACCAACTTATTTAGAAGTAAGTTTTGGTAACACTTGTAATATGAAGTGTGTTTACTGCGGTCCTGAATTTAGTTCAAAGTGGGCCGAAGAACTTAAACAACAAGGCCCTATAAAAATAACAGATGGTCCAGGAGAAGAACAATGGCTTCAAGGATGGCAAGATCTTGATAATTTAGTTATACCAAACAGGAATCATAATCCTTACATTGACGCATTTTGGCAATGGTTTCCTGAAATATATCCAACGCTTAGACATTATCGTATTACAGGCGGCGAACCACTCTTAAATAAGAATACATTAAGAAGTCTTGATTATGTTATAGATAATCCTACAGATAATCTTGAAATTAGCATCAATACTAACTTATCAGTTCCGGATCAGATTTGGAATAAATTTATTGAAAAAATTAAAAAATTAGAAAAAGATGCAAAATTTAAAAAAATCACAATCTTTACTAGCTTTGAAAGTTGGGGAGATAGAGCAGCGTATGCTAGAACTGGCATAGAATTTAATGATGTAATCAATAGGACGAATCAGTTACTCGAAGAAACTTCAGTTAGAGTTGTAGTAATGGCAGCATATAATTTATTAGCAATTACTAGTTTTAAAGAGGTTCTCGAACATTTACTGTTTCTTAAAAACAAATACAACACCGGCCGTTCTAGAGTAGGGATTGACATCCCTTATGTTCGATATCCTCAATGTTTAGATGTTCAGTATTGTGATGATAGTTTAATTGAATATATTCAAGATTGTTATAATTTTATGAACGATAACGTTAATAATGATACATGTGGTTACAAATTTGAACCTTACGAAGTCAAAAAACTCGAACGAATTTTAAAAAATAGGCTAAACTTCAAATACGATAAAAATGAAATAAATATAATGAGAGCAAAATTTTATGATTTTGTAAACGCATTAGACAAAAGACGCGGCATGAATTTTTTAGAAACATTCCCTGAGATGGAAAATTTTTATCGTATTTGCGCCGAAAGTAAGAAAGTTATTAAATGACACAAATACCTTTATATTTCGATTATTTAGATACAAATGATCGAAATATTAAGAAACAAAACGGGTGGGATTTAGGATATGAGAAATATATAGCTTATAACGATGATAATGCTGAATCATTTATTCCTGCACCACTTCGTTCAAATATGATAAGAGTTAATTCTTCGTACAAAGGAAAGTATTTTTATCCTTTATATGCACATGTTGAAGCTACTAGTTGTGTAGGACATTTTATAAATGACCCTGATACTATTATTAACATACCTAGAAAAGTTTTAAAAGACATAAAAAATGGAAAAGCTAGGATCTTATTAATTAATGTATACGAAGGACACGGCTGGCTAGAATTTGAAAAATTTTTTAAATATAAATTACAAGGCCCGTACAATTTAAAAAAATCAGATATTGTTTTTCTAACTGGCAACACTGTAAAAACTATTAATGGAATAGTTAATGTTTATTTTAATGAGTGGGAACATATTCTGATACACCACGAAGGCCTCCATCCAGATATGGTTCGTCTTGCATTAGAAAATATATACTCGAATCGATTAAGAGAACACAAATATATCTGTTTGCAAAGACGCCCACACATGCACCGTCTAGCACTTTATGCAGAAATGTATAGATATAAAGATATCGGAATACTAACAATGGGAAACGGCGATCACGAGTTAGATCTTTTAAACGATATAACTACGCCGGAATTATTTGAAAATATAGAGGTTAATCATCCTAAATCGTTTAAAAAATTTATAGCATTAAAAGATACTATACCTCGTGAATATGATGTTAATTTATCAGAAGAAAATCCAACGAGTGATAACAACTACGAAAAGTATCTAGATAGTTATTTGCATATAGTTAGTGAAACATTTCAACAAAACGAATCAGATCGATTATTTTTTAGCGAAAAGATGATTAAACCGTTTGTCTTTATGCAGCCGTTTGTGTTATTTGGTGCGTCAAACAGTTTAGTAACGTTAAAGGATCTCGGTTATCAAACATTTGATAAATGGATCGACGAGTCGTATGATACTATCGAAAATGATACAAAACGTTTCTATGCAGCATTAACATCAGTAAAACATTTTATTACAAAAGACAAAATTGAAATGCACGAATTAATGATGGAAATGGTACCTATCTTTTTGCATAATTATTTTAATCTAAGCAACAGTATTAAAAATTCTGAAAAATTACTTAATGATTTAAAGAATGCTTTCCCAGATTAAAT